TGTGTCTGCTGTTACTGTCCAGCGAACCGCTCGCATTTTTTTCTCTACTATATAAAGGCCATAATCATCAGCAAACTTTTCTCTTTTCTTTTTGCCCCATTCATAAGGAACATTTCTTTGATCACCTGTTACTGGGTCAACATAAAGTATGCAATCTTTTAATTTATAATGCTGTCTTTCTATAACTCGTATAGATCTTAACGCTCTCGCGTCTTCCGGATTATTCGGATAATCTGCCCCATGATAATTTTCTTTATCAGTATCACCATAAGTTTCATCTTCATACTCCATAGAATCTGCGCCAAGAGTTGTACCAACCTCAGCAATCATTCTTAACTTGTCTGCTTTTTCTTGTCCGTAGGTTTCTTCAATTTCTTCTAGACTCATCCATTTAGTTTCAAAAATCTCATTCCAAGTTCTTGGATCATATTCTTTGGCATCTGGGTCAATAATAATATCTAAAGGGTCTTTAGTTTCTACTCTTACTTCACCATTAATGTGATCAGAAAAATCTATACGAACATCAAACCATCCTCTATCTTGAATCAACCCATCAGCAAACGCTTGGCTTTCTAACCATTCTAATTTGTTGTTGTCTGCAATTTGCATGTACAGCCTAGAAAGTACATCTGCTGTTTCTTGGTTACCATTTCCTCTAGGTTTAAATTGTACATCTGCTCTTCGCGTACTTTGTTCGCCAAGAACTGTATTGACTGTTGGTAAAATAGTGTTGATTGTTAATGCTGGTCGACCCTGATCGTCGAGCGCGGATATATCAGCTTCGTCCCACTGTTCGCCGCGGTAAAATGCGTCGCATTGTTGCGCCATTTCTACATAGTCTAAATGCCCATGATCTCTAGCTCGGCTGTAAGCTTCCCATTGTCTTTTAGCAAGAGTTTGTTCTTCCCCTGCGCCGAGTTTCTTTTTTGGTTTTTTATAACTTGCCATTAAGCGCTCATTGATGATTTACGTTTTCCGTCTTTTACTAAATGTTTTAATCCATCTCTCCACGACGGAACATGCTCAGGTCTTTCATAAAATGTAGCAAATTCTGTCATCATTAAACCGATCCACGCCAAGGCATCCACTTGGTCGTCATGTGTACCATTTGGGAAACGTAATAGTTCTGCAACCATAGATCCAGTCCAAACAGCATCTTGTGGAAAGTATACCATACCTTGTTGCATTCTACCCTGGATTGCTCGTGCACGTAACTCCTTATCTCGCCTACCAACTTTTAAGTCTTTAAAGTAAGCTTCAGATAGGCCCCGTTCCCTTGTTCTTTTTTCTAAAAACGGCCCCAGGGCCATCTCAATATGACCTCTTTCTATTCCCACTATACCCGGACGCCATAGTTCGTACAAGTCTAAAATTTGTTCTACTAATTCAAAGCCGTCGTATTTACCGCGAACGACGTCAACAACAAATAAATTATCGTATTCATCGACACCGACAACAATACCAACTGAGTAATCGTTCCGGTCACGCTGTCCGATCGCAAGATCCCACGCGCAGTAGTAACGAAGTTTTGAAGTATCAATTTCATTAAAGTCATAATATGCGATCATGTCGCGGCTAAAGTAATCGCCTTCGTCAGATACTGGATTCTGTTGGTATAGAGCAGACCAATCGCGCGGGCCGATGGCTCTCTTTATCTGCTCGAGAGCATCCACATTATATCTCTCTGGGTGTAAACTTTCACCTGTTTTTCTAAAACTTTCGTCTTCTTCTGCAATGGCTGGGTAGCGAATGACTTCCCATGCGTCTGCGCCTTCTTCTGCTTGGGTCAACAAGCGACCAGCCAGGTCGTCGTCGTGCCAACGCGTAAGAATTACAAGTATGCCTCCACCTGGGGATAACCTTGTATAAGCTGTGGATGTATACCAATCCCAGGTCGCATCTCGGTTGTTATCGGATTCTGCATCTTCTCTGTTTTTTACTGGATCATCGATCACCATTACGTGCGCACCTTTACCAGTAATACCACCACCAACACCCGCTGCAACATAACCGCCGCCTTGAGTTGTTTGCCATGATTCTACTGACTGAGAATCTTTATCTAGTCTAGATTTTTCAAACACATTTTTGTATACTGGTTCTCTAAGCAGTTGACGTACTTTTCGTGAAAAGTTCATAGCCAAAGAGCCTGAATAAGAACAACTTATAAACTCATGCTCGGGATGCCGGCCCAAGTGCCAGGCAGGGAAAGCAATACTAGCTAACGTAGATTTACCATGTCGAGGCGGCATAAAAAGCATCAGTCTTGGTGATTCTTTATTCGCAACCTGTTCGCTAAATTTCTCTAGTCGTTGACAAATATCTTTGTGTACCCAACCTGCTTGATAGTCTGTATTAAATCGTTCAACAAATGGGAGTAATCTTTTACGTGCTAAGACTCTTTTCGCTAATTCTTGTTCTGCTTTTACTTGAGCAGAAAGTTCTGCTTTTTTTGACTTCTGATCAGTCAGTTTTTGGGGCTCGGGTATTGCTTCAACTTCGTCAGCTCGACAATATACGCAAATTTCGTCAATAAGAACTAAGTTCTCCGGATAGAGCCCGCGACATCTTTTACATTCAGTCTTCGTTACTTCCATCTGGCTCCAAGTAGTTCGTATCGTTACCGGCAAGTTTCAAAAGTTGTGCATCAGTTAACTTTTCTAACTGTTCTACTTTCTCTACATTTATATTAATCATGGTCGCTTGTTCAGGAATGTGTAGACCGTGGAGCTTGCACAACGAATCGACGACATTCTTTTCTTCCGTCGAGTTGGCTGCTTTTGAATGAGCTTCTAAATACATGCCAGTTGCTGTGTTCTTATCGAACTTTACCTCTTCGCGCATTTCATTACGTAGATAGGTTAGAGCTTTTTGCATTTTAGGAGTTTTGAATACTTGATAAACGCGGTCCATGTCCTTGTACCCCGCAGCACGTCCGGCGGCTGCTTTGCTCATTCCCCGTAGATGAAACAAAACTAGCCGCTCTTCCTGAACCGAAAGCTCGTTAAGTTGTAAACCGGCATAAGGCAGGTGAGATTGTAACTCAGTTCTATCTTGTTCGGTCATATCTGTGGGTCTATCTTCGTCTAGTAATCGCATGCTGAAAGATTATATTAAAAATTTTCCTTGTGTGTAACTATATTTTTACACCACCAATATAATTCATCTTCTGTCATTGTATGCTTAATTAAGTTAACACGCCAACAAACGAGTTGAATGTTGGTTATCATGTATTCGATGTTAGGGTCAATTCTGTCAATTGAAACATTAGTATTTCGTTTTTCTCCACCCTTGTGCCACGTCATGATGATCCCGGACAACGCACAACGTCCGTCTTGTTTGTCCCATAAATCATTAAGTTGTTCTGGAGTTATTTCAAATAACATGCCTTCTTCCTTTTCTCTTGAGTATTTAAGTTGGTTCCATAAATTTTTTAAATATTTATAAGGGCTTGAACTTTTGGCAATATTAGTAAGTGACAAAGCACAAGCTCTACACACCCTTCGATGATTCTCAAAGTCTTTTTTAGGTAGACTCTTTTCACACCTATCACATATTTTATTTGCCATAATTTTTTTGTGAAAATTTTTTAGTAAAAAAACTATACCATATCACACTCTCATTCCCTCCCCCCCCGACCAGTAGACACCCCCATCCCCCGATCCGGTTTTTTGTTTTGGAACCTTGTTTCTAAGTTTTGGAACCTTGTATGAAAACCAGTAGGCAACGACAAGTGACTAAGCGTCACTCGTCGTAAGTCTTATGTATTATGTTTTAAATATTATAGGGGAGACCCGGGAGACAACATCATGTCATTAGATAAAACAATAAGAGCTATGCAATTTATAGCTAAGCCAACAGTTAAGTTAACTACTCAAGCAGTAGCTAAAGTAGCTGAGCACGCAGTACCTAGAACTAAAGAGTTCATAGATACATGGAACAGAGAATGGAATAAAGATAAGCCATCCTCTATCGCTAAGCCAACATCCTCTGAAGAACCAGGGGATGTCGGGATATGTAACATCTGTACAGGACCATATGTCGACGGTCACTGTCAAGAATACCAATGCTGGAGGTAATCATGATACTTAAACTACTATCACTTATTATGTTTACTGGTTCGGCAATACTCTTCGGTCTTATGACCTGGGACATGTTGGACTACGGCAGGTACTATTGGGGCTATTTACAATTTGCACTTTGGTTTGCAATGGGCATTTGTACAATCGCTTACGCATTATGCATCATCACACTTAGGAGGTAATCATGAGACATAACATATTCACAATTACCTTGAAGGAAAACCATCCTATTCAATACTACTTAGCTCGTAGCTTTGGCTGGTTAATAGTTATAATACTATCACCAATCGTTCTACCACTCTCTTTATATCT